TTCTCAGCAGAAGGTTATATTTAAACCTAACTCAGGACCTCAAACAGAATTCCTAGCTGCACCAGAAAGAGAAGTATTCTATGGAGGAGCAAGAGGTGGTGGTAAGTCATATGCAATGTTAATTGACCCACTACGATATTGTCATAAAGAAAACCATAGAGCATTGCTAATACGGAGAACAATGCCTGAGTTGAGAGATTTGATTAATCACTCTCAAAGATTATACTCAAGAGCATTTCCAGGAGCAAAATGGAGAGAGCAAGAAAAAGAGTGGAGATTCCCGTCAGGAGCCAAGATAGAGTTCGGGTACGCAGAGAACATGACAGACGCTTTACGTTACCAAGGTCAATCTTACACATGGATAGGAATAGACGAACTTCCACAATATCCTTCGCCAGATATATATAATTTTCTAAGATCGTCACTTAGATCAGTTGATCCTGATATACCAGTTTATATGAGAGCTACAGGTAATCCAGGTAATGTAGGATCACAATGGGTTAAAGAAATGTTTGTGGATCCTATAGATCCAAATACAGCTTTTAACATAGAGATAGTTACGCCTTCAGGTATAAAATATATAACCAGAAGGTTTATACCAGCTAAGTTACAAGACAATCCGTACCTTATGCAGACAGATGATTACTATGCAATGTTATCATCTTTACCAGAAGTACAGAGAAAACAATTTTTAGATGGGAATTGGGATGCATTTTCAAATGCAGCATTTCCAGAATTTAATAGAGAGATTCATGTTGTTGAACCTTTTGAAGTACCTAAAGGATGGCAGCGTTTTCGTGCTGCAGACTGGGGTTACTCTTCTCCTGCTTGTTGTTTATGGTTTGCTATTGACTATGATAATAATTTATGGGCTTATAGAGAATTATATACTCAAAAGATTACAGCAGATATTTTCGCAAAAAAGGTATTAGAGCTAGAGCACGGAGAATACATCCGCTACGGGGTCTTAGACGCTAGTACATGGGCAAAGAGAGGAGATATAGGTCCAAGCATAGCAGAAACGATGATTCAAGCAGGATGTCGTTGGAGACCGTCAGACAGAACTCCTAAGAGCAGAATTAGTGGAAAGTTAGAAATCCACAAAAGATTAAAATTAGTTGATGAAAAGAAAAAAGAACCAGGTCTTAGAATATTTGCTAATTGTAGAAATTTACTAAGAACTTTTCCAACACTTCCATTAGATGATAATAATCCAGAGGATATTAATACACACGTGGAAGATCACGCATATGATGCATTAAGGTATGGCTGCATGAGTAGACCAACACATACTAGTTATGCAGAAAGATTTAACAGAACTCCTAGAGTACAATTTACCCCTTCAGATAGAATATTTGGATATTAATTAACATTATAGGAAGGGATAAATGAGAAAGAATAAATTACCTAGTATAGATAAAAAGAATTTTCCTTATACATTAGCAATGGTTTATTGGGAAGATATTGTTGGAGATGTATCTTGGGCTGATATCCCAGATATAAAAAAATCTAAAACAGCAATATGTTGTAGTGTAGGATGGATAGTGCACAATAATAAAACAACTGTTGTTATGGCTGATTTTATTTTTGAAGACAATGGTAAAATAAAACAAGGTGGTGGGTATACAACTATCCCTACAAAGAATGTATTATCAATTAAGAAGATAAAAATATAGGAGACTATAATGGCAAGAAAAAAGAAAACAAGAACAGTATCAGATGTCATTGAGGATATTAGAGAGTTACATGAAAAGGAAGAAGACTTATTAATGGAACTTGAAGATTTAACTGAAGAATCTGATATTGAAGAAGGAGATGAATAATGGAAACTAAATTTGACCCAAAAGCTAAAATTAAAGCAGGAGATCTTGGTTCAGCACCTGATGGCAAACAGCCAAATCAGGAAGCTAAGAATATTGATTTTAACGAATGTGCACCTGGTAAGTATCAATCTAAAAATTATTTAGATAGATCTGGTGCTTATGTTACTAAATCAGGAAAAGAACATGTACAAGATTCTTTATTTAAACTAGCTGATCAAAAAGATTATTAATGTCTGATAAGAAAAAAGTAAAATATATGACTGAAGCTGAATTGGAAAAATATTATCCAGGTTTAGCTAGAGGTGAAATATATGATTATGATAAGAAAAAAAATATTAATAGAAGATTAAAACAAGGCGAGAAAAAAATTAAGAATTCAAAATTTTACGGTTATACAATACATAAAAACTAGGAGATACAATGGACATAAATAAAAGATATAAGCACGGTGAACTTGGTTCTGGAGATGTTAAAGCTAAAAATGCTAAATTAGAAATAAACCCTGATATGAAAATTAAACAAGGTGATTTATCTACTGCAACAGACAAACCAGGAAAAAAAGATAAAGTTGACCCATCTATTTTTAGAATGGCTGAACAAAAAGATTACTAATCATGATAAGACCAGAAGATAAAGCTGCCTTAAATGAACATGGCAAGTTTAATAAATTTGATAAATATAAAGCTAAACAAGAAGTTAAGCCTACACTTAAAGTTTCAAATTTATCTGGAGAAGAAAAAAAATCTTCAACACTTGATTTAGAGACCGCAAAAACAATAAGCGGTAATCCTTCTTTAACACAGGAAGAGTTAAAATTGTTTAAGCAAACTACTAAAGATAAACAAGAAATAGAATCAAATATATAAAATGGATACAAAAGACGAAAACTTAGATCCATTTGTTGGATTTGTAAGAGAGAAATTCCAACAAGCGGAAACAGCTAGACTCTATGATGAGAAGAGATGGCTTAAAGCTTATAGAAATTATAGAGGATTATACGGACCAGAAATGGCTTTCCGTGATAGTGAGAAGTCTAAAGTTTTTGTTAAGATAACTAAAACAAAAGTACTTGCCGCTTTTGGACAAATTATTGAAGTATTATTTTCTAGTGGTAAATTCCCAATTGGTGTAAGACCTACAATAGTTCCTGAAGGTATAGATGAATATGCACATATAAAACCAGGACAAGCTCAACAACAACAAGCTAATGGTCAAGCTAAACCAGAAGAACAAAATGGTCAAAGCCCATATGGATTCCCTGGTGATGGTGGTGGATTACCAGCTGGTGCTACTGCTGAATCTTTAATGAAAGATCTAGCACAGCAATATAAAAATTTAGATTTTGAAGAAGGTGCAGCACCTGATTTAAAAACAATGCCACAGATAGAACCTGCAAATATGGCAGCAGGTAAGATGCAAAAATTAATTCACGATCAATTAGAAGAGAGTGAAGCTATTACAATTTTAAGACACGTGTTTTTTGAAATGTGTTTATTAGGTACTGGTATTTTAAAAGGACCTTTCACAAATGAAAAAACACACTACTCATACTCTTCAGATGAAGAGACTGGTGCACTTGCATCTATGCAAAAATCTAAAGTGGTACCTTCAATAGAAGCAGTATCATGTTGGGATTTTTATTCAGATCCAAATGCAACTAGTATGAATGATGCTGAGTATGTTATACAAAGACATTCGTTAAACAAAGAACAGTTTGCAGCATTAGGTAAGAAACCTTTATTTAAACCTAACGCAATTAGAGAATGTTTAGAGATGGGACCTAACTATCAAACAAGAGGATATGAATCTTCTTTATATGATAGAGAAAATGTCCAAACACTTTATAAAAATAGATTTGAAGTTTTAGAATATTGGGGATTAATATCTAAAGATATAGCAAAACAATTAGATTTTGAATTTGATGATGAGTTAGATGTTGTATCTGTTAACGTATGGATATGTGGTGGTAAAGTTTTAAGATGTGTAGAAAATCCTTTCACACCAAAAAGAATACCTTACTTAGTATGTCCTTATGAATTAAATCCATATCAATTTTTTGGAGTAGGTATTCCAGAAAATATGGATGACTCACAACAAGTTATGAATGGTCATGCAAGAATGGCAATTGATAACTTAGCACTATCAGGAAGTTTAGTATTTGATGTAGATGAAACAATGTTAGTACCAGGTCAAGATATGAAAGTATTTCCTGGTAAAATATTTAGAAGACAAAGTGGACAACCTGGAGCAGCAATACATGGTCTTAAGTTTCCAAATACATCACAAGAGAATTTAATGATGTTTGATCGGTTTAGACAATTAGCCGATGAAGCAACAGGTATTCCTTCGTACTCACATGGTACAACAGGAGTACAATCAACTACTAGAACAGCAGCGGGTATGTCTATGCTCATGGGTGCTGCAGCTCTAAGTATTAAGACAGTTATCAAAAATATTGATGACTACTTATTAAAGCCCCTAGGACAATCTTTATTTCATTGGAATATGCAATTTAATATTGATAGACCAGAAATAAAAGGTGATCTAGATATTAAAGCACAGGGAACATCTTCTCTAATGCAAAAAGAAGTTAGATCACAAAGACTAATGACATTTATGCAGACAGCTTCGAACCCATCGTTAGCACCGTTTGTTAAATGGCATACATGTTTAAAAGAAGTTGCTAAATCTTTAGATATTGATCCAGATCAATTAATCAATGATCCAGAGAAAGCAGCAATATACGCACACATAATGGGGATGGCAAATGGAAATCAACAAAATACAGGCAATAGTGGACAACAAAGCCCAATGGCAAATATGGGAGGAGTACCTGCAGGAGCTTCGCCAACAGATCCAACAGGAGCTGGAGGTGGCAACATCGGTACAGGTAATGCACCAATGCCAGGGGAAGCTGGCTTTAGTTCGCAAGCTACTCAGCCTACCACAGGCAATAAAACGCAGTAAGGAGTAATATGGCAGTAAAAACTTGGGACACATCTAGAGTAGGAGGTGGAACCTATGAACTACAAAGAGATGCAACAACTGGAAACTACAGTTTAAAATCTGTAGGATTTGATCAAGTTAATAAATTAAATTTACCTGATCTTTTAACCCAAGATGCTACTACTACAACTACTACACAAAATACAAATACAACTACTGGTACTACAACAGATACATCTTCACCATATAAACAATTAGCAAAAGCTAATCTTGGTGGTGATACACAACAAGATTATACTGGCAGCAGTATGCTTAAAAATCAAAATACTGCAACTGATACTACAACTAGTATGACTACAGGTAGTACAGGTGATGGACCTTGGACAATGCGTTCAGAAGGAGGACAATTTCCAGGTAGATCAAGAGTAGATCCTACTACTACTACAGGTGCATGGGATAAAGGACAATGGGGACCACAAGCATCTGAAGGTATGGTAAAAAACCAAGATGATTCTTGGGAAAGAGGTGACTGGAAAAGTTATGCTGGTATTACTGATAATAAAGATAGATTTCAAGGTGAATCTGAAATATATAAAAATATGGATGATGATACTGCATCACTATTACCTGGACAATCAGCAGAATCAGTAAAACAATCTGATAGATTTGCATCTGGAAAACAATGGGGACCTAAACCATCTTCTGGCATGCCAACAGAAAATATCAAAGGTAGATCAAAAACAGAAGGTGGAAAAGCATTAGGTATTACATCAGATAGAGTTCCTGATGCAATTAAAGCAGGACAACCTGCAGCACCAGATAGAGTTACAGGATTACAAAAAGTAAAATCAAAAGCTTCAGATACATTAAAAAAATTAGGTACTGCAGTTCAGGTATTTAGTCCAGTTATAGGAATGCTAAAAGAAGTAGGGAGACCTGTTAATGAATCTGCAGCTGCAGTAAAACTTAATAAATCTTATTTTAATGTTAGAAAAGGTGATACTACAGGACAAAGAATAGCTGGAAATCCTGCAACAGATTTATATGCAGGTATGAATAGAGTTTCTAAATATGGAAATTTAGAAAAAGCTGGTGCTAAAAGAATTTCTACAAGAGAAAAAACTATTGCTAAGTACGAAGGTAAATGGGATAAAGCAAAAATGGATAACTTTAAAGCTACCACTAATAAAATGAAAAATGATCAAAAAGATTATAAAGAAGCTAAAAAAGCAGCACCAGTAACAGGTACAACTAAACCAGGAACTAGTGGGGGAGCTAATAATGGCGGAGGTAACAAAAGAGTTATCTGCACAGAATTACATAGAACAGGAGAGATGTCTACTGTTGATTGGATAAGAGATATTAAATTTACATATAAAAATTTAAGTAAAGATCATATTAAAGGATATTTATTTTGGGCAGTACCAACTGTTGAACTTATTAAAAAATATCCTACATATAGAAAAATTTGGAAACACATTGCACAACATAGAGCAAATGATATAGCATGGAGATTAAACCAAGGTAAATTTGATTTACTTGGAAGAATATACGCAGGTATAGGAGAACCTTTATGTTGGTTAATTGGTAAATGTGTAAGTGATAAACAATTAAAAGAATTAAAATTAAATAGTTGGAGAAGAGCATAATGGCAATAGGACCAGATCAGAAAGTTACAACTACAGGATTAATGTCTGATAATAAAGCACCTGTAAAGGCTCCTGATTTAAGTGGATTAAGTCAAGGTCAATCACAACAAGCAGCACCACAAAAGGCTGCACCAGTTGCACAAAGACCTGAACCACAAGCTCCTAATACTGATGATAGGATAAATCAAGTAGGGCAAGCTAATCCTGATATTATGGCTCAATTAGATGTAATTTTATCAGATCCAGATATTAATGACATTATACAAAAACTTGCACCTGAAGCTGCTAGTAAAATAGCACAGTTTAAAGGTGAAGAAAAAATAGTAGCATTACCTACATCAACAGTAAAAAACTATGCTATGAAAATGTATGGTGGAGATGAGCAAACATCAATCCAACAATTTTTAAACGATTTGTCTGGTGAACAACCAGATGATACAACTGTGCCACCTGATACGGCAACTCAAACTGATAACATGATGAGTAATCAAAATGTTGATCAAGAAATTACTCCAGAGATGGATTCAATAGATCAAGGTCAAGAAGAGTTAGCATAATATCAGCCCACAAATTATGGAAGTGAGCTACCCTTATCCATAAGGCACTCAACCTAAGAGGAAAATAAAAATGGAAAATGAAGAAAATACGGCAGTAGAAGTTTCTGAAGAAATTAAATCAGAAGAAACTAAAACTGAAAAACCTAAACTTTTTAAGAAACCAAAAGGAAAACTTTATAGTAAACATCAAGAAGATGACGATGCTGAAACTGAAGCATTTGCTAGAGGTGAATTAGAAAAGTTTAATAGAGAAAAAGCAGAAACAGCAACCGTTCAAAAGGACACTGAAGCATCAGGAGAAATTGCAAACTCAGATGGTAAAGCTACTCCTTCAACTGAACGCCCTGAAAATGCAGAAGAACGTGTCTTTAAGAAACGTTATGACGATTTAAAAAGACACTATGATTCTACACTCGGAAAGCATAAAGATGAAGTTCGTACTTTAAGAACTCAATTAGAACAATCATCTAAACAGTTTGTTCCACCTAAGTCTAAAGATGAATTAGAGGCTTGGAGAAAAGAGTATCCTGATGTATATGATATGGTTGAAACCATAGCTATGACAAAAGCTGATACTAGAGCAAAGGAGATGGAGGATAAATACCAAAATCTTCAAGTTCAACAAGAACAAATTAGTAGAGAAAAAGCTGAAGTAGAATTGCTAAAAGCACATCCTGATTATAAAGACATTCGTCAAAAAGATGAATTTCATGAATGGGCTGCTAAACAAGATCCTACTATACAAGGTTGGTTGTATGAAAATACTTCTAACTCATCACTAGCTGGAAGAGCTATTGATTTATATAAGATGGATACTGGTATTAGCAAACTATCTAAAAAACAGGAAACAGCTGTTAAGAAAGAAGCAGCTAAAGCTATAACAAAAACTGCTAAAGCAACTGAGACAGAGTTACCCAAAAAGAAAATTTGGTCTAACGCTGAGAT